AGGTATACAGATACTGATTCATACCAATAATAAAATCAGGCGCGTAGTCGTAAAAGGATGGGAACCCCTGAGAACTCTCGCTGTATGTTAGTGTCGGACCTGTTTGAACAAATGCCATAGTTTATTTTTTTATGGGCAAGCGGTTATGCTTGTGATAACACCATCAAGTACAACAATATCTTTCTTGCCAGATGGTGGGTTAATAGTATAGTTTCCATCTAAAACTCTTTGTGTACCGTACTCATCAGCAACAAAGAACTCATGTAGCGCAGGCTCACCCGCTGTGCCCCCTCGGTTGGGTACATTGTAAAAAGTTTGCGGGAAGTCGGAGGAGCAGCTTCCGGCACCCTCGTCGCTAGTGGGAACCTCTGTTAATAGGGTAGGGCATACGACCTCAAAGTTTGCACTTGTCAGAGGGCATACACCAAATATTTCTACAACAACATTGGGTGGGTCAGCAATCAGTATGGGAACATAAAGCGTGCAGTATCCCGGAGCAGCAGCCGTCAACTGAACATCCCCTGACGAACCTGTTACCGTTCCATCGCTACCCTCCAAATCAAACGTTGTTCCGTTGAAGGCGTATCGGTCTTGGTCTGAATATCCACCCGCATCCAATGTGGTTCCAATGTTACAGTCGTCAGAGCTTCTGCCTATATACGTAAAGTTTCCTGACGTGCCACTAGCTAAATATCCGTATGTAGGACTTGTTAGCTCATTGTACACATCACTGCCAAAGGTAGCCCTTACACCATCAGGTATATCGCCTGATTCGACGTAAACAATAAAGCATCCATACGACGGCTCAATGTCAACATTGATAGAGTATATACCAACACCTGCAGTCCCTGATAGACCCGAGCCGCAATCAACCGCACAAACAGGGCATACCTGAGCATAACTCAGCACACCGCTTATCTGCTCCCTTGATATGGTTCCGTCTGAATAAAAACCATCAGGTGCCGATGTTGTAAGTTCAGCATCTGTGTACACTGCAGTAGCAGTTGCTAAGGTTGGTCCGTCTATGTAATATGTTCCTGATGGCATCTATTATATTTTATTGTTTAGCAATCGCAGCACGATTCCTCGGCACTTGTTGAAGAGTAGCACAGTGTAACCTCCTGCTTGTCTCTGTAGTCATATATCAAATATAGATACGGGTCGCTTGATGTTGGCATCGTAAAGCTTCCCTCGTAAAGGTCAGGTCCACCTGTTACAGGAGTAATCTCGGTAGCATCCTGAATAAGAGCCTCTATATCGGTTGTGTTGTTATCGTAAAGCAACGCGCTTCTCAAGAAGAATAGCTTGTGCTCGTCTGTATCAAAATCAAAGTTATCTCCACTAGCAGCGATTCTATTACTTCTCATGGTAACTGTTGCGCCATCGGCAGGCACCACACCGCCACCCTGAGGAGCAACTATTGTCTCGTACTTAGAAATAATCATTTCGGTTCCGTATGATAGTCTAACCTGATTAGAGTGTATAGGTGATACGTAAGACGAGTCAGACCATCTGTACTCATTGTGTATCAGCTCGCCTCCATCATCGTTTGAGTTAACGCAAACCTCAACGATTGTCATCTCTAAAGCATTCGGACAGGTTATCTTGAAGTCAATGGTAGAAGAGCTTGTTGCTGTTAACAGAATGAATGCTGTCTCCACACCCACCTTGTCTTTATTAAATGTAAAGGTACCCGAGCCTAATCCCACAGGACCACTGCTCGTTGGCGTTCCATCGTAGGTAGCCTGTATTGTTGTGGATGCACCCTCTATGCTTGTTACGTTATAGCTTACAGTAACCTCACCCACTAAATCACCTAAGTCAACACAGAAGCTGACAGGTGTAGCCTTTGTAGGATTGTATATTCTTCTTGAGTAACAATCAACGCAATCATCTTCGACAGGTAGTTTTATATCGTTATCGCTAAGAACATACTCATTCATATACGGGTCAAACCCTCCAAGCTTTTGCGTGTCAAACTTGGTAATAAATAGGTCCCTAAACCATGACCTCATGCCGAACTCAGATATTACGGTAAGCTGTTCATTCTGTGCGCTTGAGCCCGTTAACTGAATAACAGCACCCCTCTTGGCATCGGTAAAGTATTTATTGCCTCCCCACTTAGCGTAGCTCTCAGGGTTGTTACTGTTACCATACTCTTCGATACGAGCAATCTGTGTACCTAAAACCTCAGGGACAGATGATACAGCACCACCACCCGTTGAGTCGGACAGTAGGTTCTTTCCTGTGAGCACGTAAGATATCTTATCCTCCTGCAGGGTAAGTATGTCCGTCTCTCTACCATCCAACAGCGTAATAGGTCCGTATGTATCCTCAAGAGCCTTGAAGTTTAGTAAGCCAAGGTTAAACTCATTAAGCTTGTTAACATTGGTCTCGTCGTTGTACACCCCGCTGTACGTTATATCAGCGTATCTACGAATCTCCTTATAGTCCTGAGCCGAAGTGGTAGTGGTTCGATTACCAAGCTCAAGGGGCTTACCTATTATAGAGTCCTTAATCTTGTAGCTCTCCACACCATTACCAAAGGAGAAACAGTTGAAGAACTCTGTAAGGATAATAGCAGGTTGAGATGCTGTTTGGTTTTGGGTGTTGCCCTCGTGATATCCTGTAGCGGTATCAATTGGGTATGAAGTTGAGCTTTCGTACCATAGGTCAGGCAATGCATCCTGTGGCTGAGTCTCAAAAACTATGAAGTTTTCTGCACGTACCACAGTTATTTGAACGTTAACACAGGCTTGTTTTTTTTCGGTTTTACCGCACGCCTTAGTTCCTGTAACAACTAAATAAATACTTCCAAAGTATGAAGTGCCAAGGGCATCGTTCTCTACAAACTGCCAATAGTTTTTATCTATGTCTGTGGGCACATCGTCAAACCCTTGACCCAAAGAGTTTTTTAGTAGTGTAGGTAAAAACACATTGGTAGGGTCGGTTGCAGTGGGGTCGTCTGTTCCTGCAGGACCACTGTTTAGTATGCCTGCAACATTATCTCCAATCCACCACGCCCTAAAGTTACTGTAGTCCTGACTAGCCGTAAGTGTTACATCAACATCAGGACCGAACCTTTCCTCGCAACCTCTGCCCTTGCCCTCCCTTAGGAAGTCTGCCTTTATAGTTATTCTTGAGCCGCTCGGTATATCGTACTGAATAAACGGAGCGTTGGTGATAGTCATTGGGTCAGTGGGGATGTAGTCGGGGTTTGCAACTGAACCAATCAACGTTTCAATTCTTGCAAAGTTACTTCCCTTTGCGCAATCAGATTCCTTGCCGGGTGAGACAACAGGAAGGTCAGACTGCTCAGTAGAGAAGTTGTTTGTTCTTAGCTTCATGTAAACGCCCGCAGGGATGGGTATATCATTTCCGCTCGAGTCCTGCGGCTTAGGGTCTAGGAAGTCAGCCTCCTGTGCCTGCTTATCCAATACCGTTACCGTTACACAGCTATTGCTAGGACCCGCTGCATCTCTTTTAACTATAAGCTCATCGCCCACCTCTACCTTTCTTGAGTTCTCACCCTCAAGGCTAAACCACTTATCCCCACTTATAGGGTCAATATAAAACACATTGCTGTACACAACATCATAGTTCTCCTTGTCAGCCTTAATGCAAAACTTGTATCTAGTAGCCCACGATGGAGCAATCTGCTGTACAGGGATGGTAACCTTGATTCTGTTTGTAAGGTCGGAGTTGCTACACGGTACGTGCTCGGTATTGTTCTCGCTAACCAATGCTGTGGTTGAGCGATTAAACTCATCCATATATATAATGCCTACCTCATAGCCTCTGTTACTGTGCAAACTTTTTGGGTTACCCTGAACCCTATAACTAGCATCAACACTTATAACCTCATAGTACTCAACAATGGTGTTGGTCCCATTGTTATAAGCCATTGCAGGCATTTGGAATCCTATGGTATTCGATGACGGTGATGAGATAATTTTAATTGGCTGAGGGAACGCAGTAATACCACTTGTAAACTTATTGTAGTTATCCAAGCTATCTGCTACCCCACAGTTTACACCATCTGTCATGGTATCCCCATCACAGGCATCAGACACATCCTTAATGCTGTATGACTTATATATAATGTATACCTGATTAGCTACAGGGAAAATGTCATCCTGCAACGTAAGGTTTGTTGCGCTAACAACCTCTGTTACTTCAGTCTGCTCGTTTGATGTGATGTTTGTAACAAGGTCTCCAACCTCAACACCATCAGCAATAAAGTTAGCCCCTATATCTATAAGCTCATTTGCCGCGGCATTTGTCGCAGAGCCAACAGAAATAGGAACAAGCTCACCAACCCTTCTTATAAAGTTAGCATCCTGAGATAGGTCGTATGGATTGTTGAAGTTCTGCTGTAGCGTGTAGTCAAATGAAACAGTAACCACAGGAGTCGTCGCTGAAGGAAGAGACGTACCTGTAAATTGACTGTGCTGTATTTGAAACGTTATGGATAGCTGTGCACCCTGTGTTAGGTTAAGACCGCCAAGGTCTATATCAAATATACTATCATCAACATTCACGGTTCCATTAACGGTGTATGTACCTGTTGATGTTGTTTCTGTAAGTTCTGTCTCACCCACATCATCTGTGCTTAGAGATGTTGTGTACTCAAGCCTAACGTTCCTACCGTTTAAATCTAATAGGTCGTACTGCTCAAGATAGTTTCCATACATAAGCCTGTTGCCCATTAGGGTCTGAGCCTTGGCTAACTTGGGAACGTTGTCGTACAACCTAAGAATCTCTGAGTCTGCGAGAATAGTAAACACCTTGCTGTTGCTAAATGTGTATGTATAGTCTGTGTTGTTTGCCAACCCAAGCTCTGACTTATCAAGCTTCTCGATAACCTTAATGGTTCCCGTGTTCATATCCTTGAACAGCAGGTCTACACCAACCACAAGCTCACCACCACTATTGTATGTTATGTCACACACATTGGTTGAGTTAGTCATCCCCTCGTTAAGAAAACTTTGAGTATCAAAGTTAAATCCCTTTGGTATAAACGATGGGCTTGAGAACTGCGACGTTGCCGAGTACTCATTGTCAGCGTACTTATATCTGTAGGCGAACGACACAAACCTATCCTCCAAATAATTATTGTCGCTTGTAGATTCTATCGGCTGTATTGCGGGCGAGTTTACAGGCGGCTTCTTAATAACCAAAAACTCCTCTGCTGTGATTTGGTCTACGTTTGATATAGGCTCTAAGTAGGAGCGATTCACATTTATAAACCTAGGTGGGTTTAGGTTGTCGGTAAAGAACAGCAGGTCATCAACCTTGTTTATCCCTGTTATGAGATACTGCTCATCAAAGTTTAGTGTAGTGTTTACACCACCTCCATCATCAATACTGATAGCGTGGTATGTCAATACAAGCGTTCTGACATTGTATGACATTATAAGGTCAAGCTTGCGTGTAGCAGGAACTACAGGTGGACCGGCTGAGATTACAAAGTTAGGGTCGTGAACAAACCAATACAGTGTCTCATCCTCCCCCTCTTCAAATGCGCCTATACATCGTGCAGAAGCAGACAGGGGTTGACCGTTAAACTGAATTATCTCTGTTAACTCCTCATTCCCCTTTGTGTTCTCTACAGCTCCAATCTCTGACTCCTCTGTAGAACCAATCCTAATGTTCAGAGCATCTACATACTCGCCATTAGGCAAGAGCCTCTCGTCAAGGCTCTTGTTCATTCTACCCTTTATAAAATTTCTCTGCGTATTTGCCATACTACTTTATCCATTTACCTTGTCCTCTCAGGTTCATTAAGAGTCTTCCGGGATGTATATTGCTAATTCTAATCTTTGCGTTTCTGAGCAGGGCACCCTTGCGCTTACGCGCTCTAGCAATGATGTACTCCTGAACGTTTAGCTTTGAGCTCAAGATAGAGTACTCAATGTAAGCGTAGATATAATCCTCAAAAAGCTTGTTAACGCTAATCAATGAGTTATCTCCACCCTCCATTCCATCGGATACATACTCAAGTATACATACCTGATTAGCCATCTCAGAACTGAAGTTTATTACGCCTCCCTTCTTGTTAATGGAGAACGTAGGGTTGGCGTTTGCTGTTTCGGTGTTGAGTCCATATCGTGCTCCAATCTGATAGTCGAAGTACCACATACCATCACAGCAGTATCCCTCAAGACCATTGAAGGGGTTGCCTGAGTTTAGGTATATAGATTTTTTACTACCTGTGATTCTTTCATAGTCTATGCTTGATAGCTCAGGACTTAACGCATTACCGTTCTCATCAAACAGTATCCTGCAGTTGTTGTCCTGTAGGTATGCATTGCTCCAATTGGTTTGAATATTTTCTGTTAATGGATAAAGCATACCATCTCTATACACAGATATCCTAACCCAATTCACAAAGTCTGACGGCAGGACGTATCGCAGTGTATTGCAAACGGTAAGCTCGAGAATCTTAATCTCCTTGAACGCATCGTAGTTTAACTCCTGAATACCACGCTTTGCATGAAACAATACCTTGTACCTCTCCTCATTGTTTACAATACTATGGTTGCCCGAGTACATCAGCATGAAGTTGTTTACTATATCCTCTAAGCTAACGTACTGATAGGACCCCCAATTGGCATCCTCAGGTGTGTTACCATTGTTCTCGTAATATTGATATTGTGATATATAAGGCATCTATTATTATTTTTCTTCTTGGTCTTGATACTGCTCCGCAGCCTGAGCAAACTGTACAGCCTGTATCTCTCTGATTGACATACCCGCGTACTGAAGTATCTTCATCACCAATGTCGGCTCGTCATCCAACGGTAGCTCAAAGTCTTGATAGTCAGACTGTGATTGGTCAAACGCAGGTTCCCCACCGCCTAACGATTGATACGTCCACTTAGGGTCTTTCGGATATCTAAGGTACTGACACCTTACCATACCAAAGTCATTCACCGTGTTTGGGAACAGCGTAAGGATATCCTCGTTCTGAATATAAGCAGGGAACATTGTTGATGGTGTTGTAAGTAAGGAGCGGTTTAGCAAAACAATCTTGTCGTTTAGTACTCGCTCCGCCTCATTAAACCCATACTGCCCGTCGTATATTACGTATGGTTCGGGTGCAGATAGGAATATACTTTCACTTATTGATAGCGTTGTTGTTGAAACAGCAAGAACTGTGGCACCCTTGTTTGTTGATGTATTAACCACAACGTCTCCTGCCTCTACCCCTGAAGCAACAAAGTCTGCCGCTGCATCTACTAGCTGAAAGGGACCCGATGTGTCAGCATCCCCCGAAGCCAACTGAGTGGTGTATACAAAAACATTATTGATAAAGAAGTAGTCGAA